TTACTATTGCACCATTGGCCAATTATTTGCACCTTTGAATTGTCAGTAAACAAACCAAAAAATCTCAACCATGTTACACACTCCATCCAGTGCCATGCGCACTATCGCGGCCCAATGCGGCCAACTAATCAGAGAAAAAAAATATCACAAGGAACAGGCGCTGTATTACCACAAGATGTTCAATGCCAGCGTACCAAAAGAGGATCTAAGCGCTGATATCATTATTTTGCATGAACTAACCCCGCTGCAGGAATTTTGGCAGCAGATGGCACAGCACCACATTACAGCCCTGCACCTGGTAGAGAACCAAATAAACGCACTTTGATCACGCACGCAGCCGTTTCAACGGCACAGGGGCTAATTTTAGCCCCTTTTCGCTTTTCTCCCAAAAGACGGGCAGTTGCCCACATTACAAACCAGGCCCGTAAAAGGGCTGCAAATCGTTTACAATGGCTACAGACAAAGACCGGTTTTTATTGATATTGGTAGAGGATCTGCCATTGCCGGCAAACTCAATTGAGTGCAAAAAAGTCGGCACTGCATTAAATGGCCCTGAAGCTGAAATGATCGAAGTGCTGGCAGTGCTGATGGCACATAGTGAAAAATTTCGCAGGCTGTTCAATGCAGCCGGCATAATGGCAAACAAAATACGGCGCGGTGAAATGCCCACACCTGGCCATTTTCAGGTAAACGATAATTAACCAGTAACCCCAAAAACAAGCAATATGACAGTAGCTATGCTAATTGAAAACCTGCAGGCGTTGCCCCGGCAGGATCTTCCAGTAATGGTTTTTGATGAACTGTTCAACACTTACCAGCATGTAGTGCTGGCAGAGATTGACACGCTACCAACCCCGCAGGGTGAAGTAACAGCGATCCGATTATTCACCAATGACAAAGACATTTAACATGGAAAAGGAAAAGATACCTGCAGCCCTGCAGGATGAAATTAACCGGGCTTTTGAAGTCGCAAAGCAATCGGTTTCCCTGCTCTACAGCCGGATGGATCTGGCAGATATTCCCAACGGGGGAATGGCCATGATCCTGAAAGACCTGGTATTGCAGCACCAGGAAGTGCAGCGGCACATGGCAGGGTGAATATTTGCCCGGTTTTTCCGTTCTTGCCTTATGACCGTGACAGAGTATATAAAGGCGCTGCAAGCCCTGCCAGGCGATCTGCAGGTGATAATAGCAGCCGGAACGATTGACAGCTACACACAGTTTAAACCGGCTGGCCATCCACATACCATGTGCGTTGTGACCAGGACACAGGACGGGAAAACAATCCTGGAAAGCCAGTTAACAGGCCATCCCCTGCAGAAAGATTGCCCACAATTCGACGCGGTACGGCTGGCCTAACCTGGTACTACCGCGAAGCGTGACACAAAAAAAGCCGTGCAGATCCTGCACGGCTTTTTCATGTTAACCTATAGGTTAATTTTTCTTGCTAAAGATGCCTACCAGGGCTTGCAAAACGATGCCGGCAAAAGACAGCCATCTTTTTATTTTTGCCTCTTTCTTTACTTCGGTTTCGGTGCATTCGTTCACTGGTGCAGCTGGTACATTTTCGGGTAAAATTTGCTCGTTTGTCATAGGGTAATTTTTAACTGTTAGGAATGCATCAAAAGTAATTTGCAGCCCTGGCACCTGGTAGTTTATTCGATGGCTGGCGGGTTTTTGTCGCCTAGATATGCACATTCGTGGATATTCAAAAACGATCAATTTCAGAACGGGCTTTACATTCGGGCCATGATTTTACCGTTCAATCCATTTATTGTAAAGGAATTGCACCAGTGTACCTGGTTTAAAATATATAAGCCCTGCTATAGAAATAGCGGGGCTTTTTATGATTTTACCTTGGCACTTTTTACGATGCCATCCGGCACAAATGTACCTCTTTGCCCTCTCCCCTGGGTGCATTCACTCAAAATTAATTCGCAGTGCTAAAAGTGCTGCAGATACCACACAGCCCATATAAGCGCCGCAAGCCGGCCGCAATTCTCACCCCTGGTTCACAAAAATGGGTAGACAGGCAAGCCCCGCTGAAGGCCTCTAAATGGCGCTCAAAGGAAGAGTTTGCCAGGATGACCGGCCGCGCGGATCTCCTTGATAAGTTAGCACAACTATCGCAACCCGCGCTGGGGGCCAGTTCCAGCAACGGATCGGAAAAGGAATTTCTGCGGAAAAGAGCCAAACGGAAATATTTCACGCAGTACCTGGCAGGCCAGCTGGCCATGCTCGAAAGCCCGTTAAAAAAAGCCTATCGCAATTCACTGCATTGCTGCAGTGAATTAAAGCAGCACGAAGACAAGATAACCGCGAAGTATTGTAAAAACCGCTGGTGCATGGTATGCAATTCTATACGCACGGCTAAAAATATCAATGGGTATGAGCCGGAATTTAAAAAGCTGTTAGATCCTCAATTCCTTACGCTGACCGTTCCCAACGTCAAAAAAGATGAACTACGGGAAACAATCCGGTGCATGAAAAAGACCTGGCAGGCCGTATATAAAAAGTTCCACCGGCAATGCCAGAAACTAAAAATTAAGCTGGTTGGGGTGCAAAAATTGGAATGCACCTATAATGCAGTAGAGGACACATATCACCCTCATTTTCACTTCATTATAGATGGAAAGCCGATTGCATCGGCAATACATGATGAATGGTTGGCCCGGTTTCCATCGGCTAGGCGTGCAGCGCAAGATCTTCGCCCTGCGGATCTCAATTCAATGAAGGAAATGTTTAAATATTTTACCAAAGTTGTTACCACCAGTGGCAACACCAGGCGGATCTATATTCCTGCAATGGACGTAATTTTTCAAGCCATGCAGGGCTTTAGAGTTTTTCAACCGTTTGGCATAAAGGCGGTGAATGATGAACCGGACGACCTGGAAGCAATTACCCTGGAAGAAAAAGTAGATCAGCTTGTCTGGTGGAAATGGACGGGTAACGATTGGCACGACACAGCAACCGGCAAACCATTAACCGGCTTTGAACGTGTAACGGTATATGATGAACTCTTTAAAAATGCAGCTTTGTAGCGCTAGCTGTCTCTAGTCGGTAATTTCTAACGGTAATAAACAACCTAAATTTTAAATTCAATTATAATTTTATGGCAACACTAACAAATGAAGAGGTAAAAAATGTTTTAAACGATCACCACACTGGCCTGGTAATACTTATGCCTGGCAACCCAGATAATTGCCCGGTCGGTGGAATGATTGTAGGTGCACAGGTTCAATTTCAATTTGGAATGAACGGCTGCTATAGGTGCATGATGTATGCGATACGCGGCATAATGGAAAAAGAACCGGCATTGAAAAAATTAGTCATTGATGCACTGGCAACAAATTACAACCCATGAAAAAGATAATCCCAAATAAAATTGTTTTTAGTCTGGTGCAACCTGATGAGCTAAACGTTGAAGTAAAAATAACAATGCACGGGCCGGAAATTGACATTGCATCAATGATTTTTTCAGCAATGCAAATTGATAAGACTGTAAAATATTTGCTGATAAAAACTGTAGTTGGTTTTTGTGCACTTAATAAAATTTCAATGAGTAACCTAGAAAAAGAATTCAACAAAACTCAATAGCTATGTATACCGTAAAAATTATTGCCAACACAGTTTCAGAAAACCTGGAAAGACTGATCGGCTTTTACATTGATGAAGTGCAGGCATCAATACCTGGTGCAGTGATGACTTTTCAATACCAGGCATTGAACGGCATAAATGAAACAATCTATTCTTGCATGATAACTGTTTGCACGTCGATCATTGATATGCACTTTGCAGAAAAAAAGCCAGGGGCCAGTATTGCTGGATCGTAAAACGTTCTATATTTGCACCAGCCGGTAAGAAAAGGACGCGTGCTCTGCAGGGATGCAACACGCCAGCGATATTGCCGGGGCTGGGTGACCATTGTTACCAGGGTGTAACCTGGTAACGTCTGTAAAAGAATAGAACGGACTGCAATTGCAGCCCGTTTTTTTTTGCCCCTAAACGAAAAACCCCTGCAGATCCTGCAGGGGTAGCAAATGTTATCTGCATAGACCGGGCCAAATAGGCTGCTTTTGCCCAATTTTCAACCGCGTTGCCCGGCTTCGCATTGGCAACCTACATTTTTATTCTCCAAAAAACAAGCGTTTTGCCGTTGAACGGCATAAATTTTTTATTGTGCTATTGTAATAAAAATCTAAAGAAAGCGTTCATTCACCTGTTAGATCAATCCAATAAACCAATATTTTTTGAAAACCGAGAAACTTCTCCTCTACGGCGCTGCCGGCATTGCAGTATTTGCGATCTTTTCAAAAGCCCGCGCGCTGGGTAACCTGGTATTTACACCAGGTACAGTTTCCGCAATGGGTTTTACAAATGGAGTTCCCACCGCTGATGTGACATTGATCGCACAAAATACCAGTACCACTGGCCTTACCATTAACAGCTTTGCCGGCAACGTCTTTTCAAATAATATTCTAATCGGCAATATTTTCAGCTTCGCCCCGGTGCATATTTCCGGCAATTCCCAAACACCTATCAACGTATCAATACAGTTTAAACCCCTTGGCGTTGTAACTGACTTAATCAGCGCATGGAATACAAATAATTTTTCACAGGATATCACAGTAGAGGGCTTTGCAAATGTGCTAGGGCTGCAGCTGCCAATTAATTTACGTTTTAAGTTTGGCACCCCTTAAACCTGCAAGGCATGACAGTAACAAAAGAAAAATTATTGGACTTGCTGCCACCTTATACGGATGAATGGATCAAGGTGAAGGAGAAACAACAGGTAAAGGATATTATAAAATTAATTTGTGAAAGGCATTTGGATTTTTGCAGTGATTACGATCTTATCTGCAGTGCTTTTGTTGGTGCCAGCTTGCAGGATACATGCAACAACCTGTACGACTTTTGCGCGAAGAACTTGCATTATAAGGAAGAAAGCGAAGAAGTACAAACAGTTGGTAACCCTGCTTCAATTATTGCCAGGGGTGCCACCGGAATTGATTGTAAATCCTACGCTCTTTTCATTGGCGGTTGCCTGGATGCAATACAAAGGGAGACAGGTAAAAAAATCGATTGGCATTACTGTTTTGCATCTTACGATCCGATGCAAACAACCCCTTACCATGTGTTTGTTGTTGTTGAAACGGACAAGGGCTTGATGTATGTTGATCCAACGCCTGGCAGCGAAGACAAGGAACCGGTATGGATAGTGAATAGGAAAGTGACCGGTCAAAAAATCAAAGGGTTAGTTTTAGGCAATAGGGAAAAGGAAGTGATCAGCGGTGCCAGCGCAGGCGGCAACGGGTTTTTGATGCCGGCCCCGGCTTGGTACCCTGACTATCTTCCAAAATTTTATAACAATGGTGACGGTTTCAGGCTGTACCCTCTCAATGCCGTCCCGAAATATACGCAGGATGATGTTTTGGACGTGTGCTTATACTACCAAACATTGATCGGTTTTAATCGGGTAGACTGGCAAAACGCAAGGTCTGCAGCCTGGAAGTATACAGACGGCACCGGCGGCGCTGAAATCTGGGTAAAGTCGGCATTGAAAGCTGATGCCAATGGTGATGGCAGCGGGAATTTTGCACGGATATCGCCCAACGGGCAATCAATAGACGGTGCATTTTATTCCCAACTGCAGGCCAGGTATATTTTCAGAGAAAAGAGCACAAAGCCCTGGCTATCCTCAATGCAGGCAAAGGGCGGCGGGATCGATTTAATGACAATACCAATGGCTAATGACGTTGAAGTGCCGCGGCCGTCCTGGTATCCTGCACACCTGCCATCATTGTTTTTTTCAGCTGGTAACCCTGGCCAGTACGCGGCCGGTCATTTGGATACAAAGCCGAAAATTAGAAACGGCAAGGCGTCAACGTGGGGGCCATACACGGTAACCCCTGCAGATGTGGCTAACTACATGGTATATGCGCAGCCATTGATTTACGCAGGTTCAACACCTTACCCGTTGAACTGGTATATTAATGACGATGTAAACGGGGCAATGGCCAGCTATTTTAAAATTACGCTGGGTTTCACAGAGGGGCATACTAATTCGCAAATGCAGGTTAATGTGGGCATCACTGGAAATATTTTGGAACAACCGGTATTAGATGCCAACCCTTACACCAGCGGTTTTACAAGGACGTTAGAAGACATTGTGAGCGCGGCAATAAATTTCTTTGCCGGAAAGATACCAGGCGGCACAAAGATGGTGCAGGCGGCTTATGCTGCAGGCCAGATAAAAGCCGGCGAATATATTACCGGCGGTGCAATGCCACCAGGTGCATTTTCTGCAGCGGTTTTCCGTGAAGCTGATGCACTGGTAACACAGATTGCAACGGATCAGAAAAATAAAAAAACTTTTCTTTTTGTCCTGGTGGCAGCTGGCCTGTTAGGCTGGTATTACCGCAATGACCTGAAGAAAATGGAATTTACTTTATAATTTTTATTCAATCCAATATCTATGCAGGACGGCATTCAAACCGGCTTGATCTACAATGGTGCAGTTGTAAAAGATGCACCAGGTATCAGCCCAATAGATCTGATTTACGATGTTAATGCAAACAGCAGCGATATTGATCTATCGTCTCCCCTGGTTGTAACAAACCTAACACCCATTACCACGGGCGATCCTCTTGCCCCAACTGAAGCCCCGCCAATTGCGCCAAATGTGATGGCAATCCCTGCACCAGCTGAAGACACTAAGAAAAGCCACAAAATACTTTTTGTTGGTGCTGGCCTGGGTGCACTGATGCTGTTATCAAAAGACAGTAAAAAAGCTGCAGGCCTTGGCAGTATTGGAAAGGGAAAAAAGAAAACGTCTTTACTGCCATTGCTATTGGTAGGCGGTGCAGCTGCACTTTATTATTTCTCAAAAAGCGAAAACGGTATAGATGATCCGGAAGCGGCCGGGCTGGTAGTTGTACCAGGGCTGGCAAAGCTAACTGAAGTAGAACGCGACGCAGTTTTTGCACGCACTGCAGGCTGGGTCAATCCGCATGGCGGTTATTACCCTGAAATCTACAGGGACGTGTTATTGCTAGGCCTGCCATTGTACGCTGATATATGGCGCAAGATGAGCCAGGAAGAGACAACACAAATTTACCAGCTGGTGATCGATCACCCTGCAGGATTGCTGCAGGCTGAAAACCCTCTTTTGTACAGCCAGGTACAGGCCATCAAAGAAAAATACAATTTGAAATTTTATTAAAATAACTCTATGTCAAACGCACTGAAGGCGATCAACAAAAGGGTAAAAGCCCTGGCCAAAAAGCATCCAAAAAGCAAACGTTCTACGCTGCAGAAACAAGCCGGCCGCGAATGGAAAGCCGGCAAGCTGAAAGCCAGGCGCAAAAAAGTTGCAGTGAAAAAAGTTGTACGCAAAAAACGTGCAACGGCAAAACGCACGCCCCGCAAAGTTGGCAAGCCCACAACAGTTGTGTACAGCCTGGGTAAGTTGATAAAACGCAAGCGCAGGAAGGCTGCACCAAAAAAACGCAGCCATACAAGGCGCAAGGTATCCGGTAGCGGTAAGAGTTCATTAACACCATTGTTATTGGTTGGCGGCTTAGGCCTGGCAGCTTACATGCTGTTTAAAAGTAATGCTGCACCGCAACAACAATTGTATACTACCAACAACCCGCAAAGAGATGCAAGCGCAAACAATATTTTATTGTATGCAACAGCTGCAGGCATGACAGCAAAAGCAATTGCCGATCTCATCAATGCAATAAATAAAAGCAGTGATGCTGCAGTAATTAACGCGGCGCAAAATCCGCAAACTGCAATCGATCAGCTGTTAAGTGGTGATTGATAAGTAAAAAACCAGGTAATAATTCTAAACCATATTACACAACTACAATGGCAAAGACAGTAAAACCAAAAACACCGGCAACCGATGCACCTGCAGGCTATGATCACGAAAGCGGCGCACCCAAACCAGTGAAAGACGTTCCTGCAGGTTATGAAGAGTAACCGCAAAAAAATCAGTTAACCCGCTAGCTGCGGACATTTTTAAAAATTCAATATTCAATCAAATGGCTAAAAAGAAAAAGTCACACAAGCGCAGAAAAGTTTCTGGCCTGGGTGCAATGCTCAATCCAAAAAGCCCATTGGTAAAACTCGCAGCTATTGCCGGCGGTTACCTGATGGCAGACACGATCAACGACAATTTAAAAAAGCTGGTGCCAGATTCATTGACAAAGCCCACAGCGGCAACGGCAACAACCCCGGCAAAGCCTGCAACCTTATCAGCTGACACACTCGATCAGATTATGATCGCTGGTGAAGTTGGCCTGGGTGCATTGCTGATGCTGAAGGGCAAACCGTCCCTGGTGAAAGACATTGCCGGCGGCGTGCTTGCTGGTGCAGGTCTGAAACTGGCCCTGGTATCATTCGATATAATTAAACCTGCAGCGGTTACCGGTTACCAACGTGTACCAGTGATCGGCGGCTATCAAAAAGTACCTGTTATTGGCAACGTGCCAGCGCAGCTGCAGGGAACAGTAGCCAGCAAGCCAGCGCAGCTGCAGGGCTACCGTGTGAACGGTTACAATAACCAGGGCAGCGGCGCTGTAATGGGTTCATTGTTTACCACTGCAGACGCGGCCAATGGTACAGGGTCAGGCCTGGCACATGGTAATAGCGGTTATATGAACTAACCAGGTCAACAGCCTCGGAATTGCTAAAGAAAAATCCAATATCCAAAAGAGCAACCATAAAAACCAATATAAAATGAACAACACAAACAATGTGTCAGCTCGTATGAGTTTTGACATTGCACGCAACGTACTGTACAAATCCTGGATCGGATCATTCGGCGGCGATTCTAAGGCCTGCTGGGACTGGGTAGACGGCCGCAAACTTTCACAAAGCGAAGTAAGGTGCGAAGTAAAGCTGAACACCACCAATACAAATTTCACCTTTGGTGTAATACAACAGCAGCCCAACAGCAGCGCTGTTACATTCCCAACTGAACGCAGGCTGGCCATGCAGGATAGCTTGATCGTTGCAGAGTATGGAATATTTGTAGGCGTTGCTGCCAGTGACACTGACAGTAACTGGCTTGCGAAGACTTACGGCAACCCCAATGTATTTACCACCGCTGGTTCATTTGCAGCCATTGACGGCGGTTTCTACTCGTCTGGTGGCTTCCAGATGACCGTGAACAATGATACAATCATTCCTTACCGTGGCTTGCTTAACCATTACTACAGACCGCAAACGCAGCAGATTGCAGCAATTGCAGTTGGTGCAGTAGGTGACCAGCTGCGCGGCGCTGAAGATGGCATGATCACACAGGAACCAAATCTTCTGCTGATCGGATCTAAAAATTATGTTCCGCAAATCGTGTTGCCAGCTGCACTTGCTGCAGTTACTCCCAACACACGCGCGGTGCTGATTTTCCGTGGCGTTCTTGCACAAAACAGCACTGTTATCAATTAACAGTAGCGGGATCTGGATCTACATTCTTACATGAAAAACCCCGGCAACCGGTAACACAGCCGGCCCGGGGCTTTCACAAACTATTAAACCAATGGACAGAATAATATTAGTCGCTGATGAGCCCCGCAATTGCTCTGAACTGGTAGAAGTGCCAGTGACAACCACAGGGCTTTTTCGGATCAACTTTCCCGATAATCAGCAGCTGCGCTCTATGCGTACACAAGATATCCGTATACAGGGTATACGGTTAATCACACCAGACGTGGCCAGCTTTGGCCCGATCACTGGTTACCGCACCGCACCGGTTGCAGAGTTGAAAAAATGTTTCCTGGTGCTGTATTGCGAAGGATGGGAGAAAGCCCATTACATACCGCTGCAGGTGCTCAATGATACCAATATGCCATCCGGCACAGCTGCACACCGTTACAGTGCAACAAAATTTGGAAGTTGGCGCAATGTGGATTGGGGTAAGTCTTATATCCTTTACAGCAATGGCACCGGTGGCAGTGATGTTAGCGGCGGCAATTATGAATTTCTTTTTGATGTAGAGTACACAAAATTAGACGCTGAAGGCAAGGAGATAATAGGGCCATCTTAACCGGCGGCCCCTCTCAAAAAACGCGATATCTAATTTTTTAAAGCAATAGTTATGGCTGGGCAATCTGTACAATTTTTTGGTAGAGCGGCCGTGTTAAACGCATACCGGGCCAGGGGCATTGATACCTGGGGGCTTTTTGATAAAAAGCAATTTATTAACGCTGGCCAGGATGAAAACGATCTATCTGCATTCCTGGAAATGTTAGAACCTGGTGGATCGCAAAGCGTTTACACGTTGAAGGTATACCGCGATGTAGATGACATTGATTTATTAACCGATCGCACTGAATGCAATGGATCTTTCAATTTCAAATTGTTTCAGGCAATGGCCCCGGCTTCACTTGCACCGGCAACGGTTGGCAATCCTTCACCTGGTGCCAGGTATGCTGATCCGATTTACCAAAAGATACACGGCATAATAGATCAGGAAGTAAGCGCAGCCATTGAAAAGCGGTTAAGCGGCAAAAGCCAGGATGAAGAGGAAGAGAAAGAACAATCCTGGAATGAAGTTATAATGGGTTATGTCAACAGCCCGGAAAAACTCAACGCAGTATTGCCGGTGATACAGTCAACATTGCAGACACTAGGCGCAATTTTTCGCCCTGGTGGCGTTGCACCTGCAGCGGTTGGCATACCAGTAAGCCTGGCAGGTACGCAGCCAGTGCAAAGGGTAGGGGCTGTACAGCAACCTACCAATGATGAGAAGTTAGCCAGGCTGGCAGCTGCACTGGATAAATGGGAAAGCCTAGATCCTGATGCACTGACAGTAATTGAAAAAATTGTTGCACTTGCGGAAAACGATCCTGGCAAGTACAAGATGGCAAAGAGTTTTTTATAAATGTGTCACTCGCCTACATGGCTAAAAAAATCCAATACCCGCAAAAGCCGTTGTTATGATTAAAAAATTAATTGCAGTTGATGAAAAGGGCGAACCGGTAAAAAATGCCGTGTTCACTTTTACGCAAGTGCAAGCAGATGGCAGCACGGGTATTGTTGCAGTAGCTGATGGCGGGCAAAGTGGCGTGGTATCATTCGACACACAAACCGATCCCAATTTATTTTCAAGCGATAACCATATAACAGTAGAGGCGCCAGGTTTTTTAAAAAGTGGCGTGGATGCTGATGTTATTGGTGATGCCTGGCAATTTACAATGGCCAAAAGTGCTTCAATGGTGCCAGCGTTAACGCTGGGTGCATTGGTGGCAGTGGGTGCCGTTGCCATCTACAGGAAAGGCAATAAAAGTAAAGTAGGTGCATTTAATGCAAAAGATGATTTATTGCCCTGGGTTGTTCCTGCAGCCGTTGTAGTTGGCGGTTATGCATTATATAAAAAATTCTTTGGCAAAAGCGAAGAGGACAAAGCACGCGATCAGGCGCTAAGTGATGACATTGCAAATGCACAGCAGGAAGAGCCGGCAAGAATGTTAGACAGTGAGATCGCAGCTACTGCAAATGCACTGGTAGAAGATCTGACCTATTCACACCCCTTTGGAGACAGCGATCAGCAATTGGACGCGGCACACCAGCTGACAAAGCCAGGCACACTGGTAGACCTGTTACGATTAATAAAGCAATACGGAAAACACTATATAACATACTTCGGCATTCCTGCAGGCAGTTTCACATTAGAAGAGACAGTAACCCGCAAATTAGATCGGGAAATCATTGACGAAATAAACCGCTATTACAGAGCGCAAGGCATCAACTTTCAATTTTAATTCTATGAACCATTGTGATAATAACGGCTTACAAGTAAAGTACCTGCAAGGCCGTGGCCAGGTGCAAGTGCCTGCAGAGTCAATGCAGGTGGCCAGGGTTTACAATATGTCCGTGCAGACCTATACAACAAGCGCGAATGTATTGGTAGAAAGTAATTGTTTTTCATTCATGTTTACCAACCTGGGAGACACAATAGCCAGGGTAAACGGTATGATCATTTATCCACCGGCAACACCTGGTGCACAGCTGGGAGACAGCCGATCAATCAGTGCACACGTATTGGATCTGTTTAAAGGAAATATAACTATTGCTTTTGATCCGGGCGGTACTGCGCCCCTCGTTGAAGTTGTGCAGCTGTATTACGCTGAACAATACCACCATTAATAAAAAAATTAATTTATGGGTTTATCTACTGGCTTTGGTGTATCTCAAAAATCAGAGGCTGGCGGCGGTATGCCGGCGCCCCCCTTCGATCCAACAAGTGCCCACAATGGCACAAGCATTGACGCGGCCGGAAAAGTTGTATTAGGAAATGATGGCGGTTTATATCCTGGCCCTGGTGCTTTTGAAAATACCAGGGAAATTGATATGAACAGCCATGATTTTTTGATCGGCCGTTCAAATAAAACTGCTGCTGGAAATGTAATCATCACAGCAGTTACAACAGAAATTACCGGCCCGGTGCAAGAAGATAGCGCCTATGATTTTTTCCTGGTTGATCAGGAATTTAACATAGGCGGCAGTCCTGTTTTAATGCGGTTGGCAGTTACAAAAAGTTTTGCCAGCAACAATGCATGCTTTATGAAAATGAATGAAGCGGTTGCAGGGATCGACATTCACACATTTAAATTAAACGGTGATTTTGCTTTCGGTAATAATGGCGCCGGCGGTATTATACAATCAGACAGTGGGATACTTTGGATACGGCCGGATGGTATTACCAGGTACGGACTTTTCAACGGCGGAGATGCAGAAATAAAGCTGGGTGACCTGGAAGGGACTTTCAGCAGTGCAAGGTTAAATATCTTTTTGGCAACCGGCCGGATGACTTTCACTGATGGCTTTGGTAACGAGTATTTGTCCGCAAGTTCACAGGGCGGCGCTTTGGGTAACGTTACAGATGCAACACAGCCAAAATTAGTGGTAAACGGTAGCAGCAACGCGATCAGCGGGTATGTAGGAGACTCTGAAACTTTTAGAGTTGATAACGGTGCAGGCGCTGGCCTTGAAGCGTTCCTGGGTGATGTGAACAGCGTTGCAAATAGTACACTGCTTATTATTGATGACCGTACAGGCAACCAGCGGGTAACAATCACTGCAGCAAATGGCCTGGTAGTAAATGCAACCAACGGATATTTTGCACAGACCGGCGGCACGTTAACCAATGGCGCTGCAGCTGCAGCCGGCACGTTGAACAATGCACCCGTAGCTGGCAACCCCACAAAGTGGATCAAAATACGGGATGCAGGGGTAGACCGTTTTATACCCGCGTGGTAAAATAAATGCGTCATTCAGCCGTATTGCTAAAAAAATCCATTTAACGACCTCAAAAGAAAGTAACCATGCAAACAGAACAGGCATTAAAAATTATTCAACAGCTGCAGGACGTTGCAATACAAAAAGGATTATTTGCAAACGTTCAAACAGTTAACCAGGTATCAACAGCAATTGCAACGCTGCAGGCTGCATTATTAGAACGCAATGAAGGCAAGTGATAAATATTTAATTGCTGCAGGTGCATTGGTTGTGCTGATGCTGTTACCTGGTACATTAAACCGTGGAGATATGACAGCAGCAAATTTAATTGCATCGTTTGAGGGCTTTGCAAGCCATCCGTATTGGGACGTAAATAGATGGTCCTGGGGTTACGGCACCAGGGCGCCAGGGAATTACGGTTATGCGCTGGCCTTTCCTGATCCTGCAGTAACGATCACCAGGGCAGAGGCGCTGCAGGAATTGCAAGCGCATGCAGATAGTGATTACAACTACCTGGCACCGATGATCACGCGGCCGCTAAGCGCTGGCCAGTGGGCGGCGCTGTTATCGTTCTCATACAATACCGGCCAGGGCAATGCAGACAACCTGGTGCCAAATATCAATGCCGGCAATGATCTGGCCCTGGAAAGCCAATGGAAAAAATATGTATATGCCGGTGGCCAGGTTAATGCCACCCTGCAGAAACGCAGGGAAAAAGAGTGGCAGATCTGGCAAGCCGGTTAACTTCGTTTCATGGATTAAGGGTGCTATTGTGATCGGTAGGTTTGAGATCCTGCCGGTTTACTGCAAATAAGCAATAGTGCTGAACTTTCACGCCCTGGGTTTTTACTCGGGGCTTTTACTATTGCACCATTGGCCAATTATTTGCACCTTTGAATTGTCAGTAAACAAA